TGACCGAAAACAGGGCCCAGCTTCATGAAATTCTGGGGGGACGGAGTAGCCGCCCTGGAATTTCACTTCGTAAATTGGAGTGGTTCGTGACCAACTATTCTAAGAATCAGCACGTGACGTATACGGCCCCGAACGGCAAGATGTTCACGGTCCACGTCGCGTACAAGTCGAGCCTGGACGGATACTCGAAGAAGCTCTTCGACCCTTTTTGCCGGACGGCCCGCATCGATTTTCAGGGCTTGACGACCACGGTCGCCCAGCTCAACTTCATCAAGTGGTGTATCACCAACGGCATCATCGGCTATCTGAAGGAGAGCCTCATCAAGCAAATGGAAGACGGGCAAATCCTTCCCGGAAGTCCAGAACCGTGTAGCCATAGTAAAACAGGTACAGATTGTATCCCTGTGTAATCTGAGACGTGTACGCGGGATTGAAGTTTAGGGTCAGTGTACTCGTCTGTGAATTTAACTTTGAAAAGTCTAAAAATCCCCCCTGATTGTACTCCTTGGGCGTCAACCCGAAGGAGTACATATAGATATTACGCGAAGGGGCCGACAGGCCATGTTCCAATGGCTGTTTAAAGGAGTAGTACAGGGACCCCTGGAACGTACTGAGAATATCGACGTTATTCAATGTGATCTTGGCGTTATCGATCACGTCCACGTAGTTGTTGGGGATGTTGTTCGAAGACTGGAATTGGAGGGTCACACCCGTCTGGATATAGTCTGACGTGTAACCGTAGTTGTACCGGGTGTCGTAGTAAAGGCCGCTCGGTGCACCACTCGCATCTCGGGTGGACTCGTAATTCTTGTTCCTAAAGAACCAAAAGAGACTCTGGACGGGGAAGTCGGCCGTGAGCTGAAGCTGCGGCGCACCTCCCGAAAATGCAAGCGTCGACTCTTTTTTGACCTTGGGGACTATGTACCTGAGTTGGGTGTTCTGATAGTAAAGTTTTTCTGAATTTTCCAGCAAAATCTCTTCAGTGATGAGTCGTGGGTTTGTAAAGTCGAAGTTCGTAGTCGCGTTAGACCACCAGTAGACGGGGTGGAATGTGAATCGGACGTAGAGCTTCTGGTTCCACATGGCGCACAGAGGGAAGTGGGGTTTGCGAACCCGCTCACGGTCAGCATTGCCGTGAGAGTGCCGTCTGCAAAAGAAGAACTCGAGAGGGCAGACGATGTCGATGTTCGTATTGGAAGTCGAAGCCGACACGTTCGAGTTGAGGCCCCCGACCACGCTAAACATACCCTTTTGCTCATCGGCGTCCAGAAACACCTGGTCGCGGATGATGTACCAGTCGTCGTAGAGCGTCTCGATGACCGTCTCATTCACGAGCAGGTCCACCTGCTTTATGAGGGCCCGGCCTATGTTCTCGTTGATGACGTATCCCGTCCCTGCACGAGGGATGGTGCATTTGAAATACATATTCGACAAGAGGTGGCCAAGGCTCTGTGGCGCGAGTTCGAGTTGAATCGTCTGTCCCTGATAAGTGGGATTAGCGGGTGGGAACGGAATGACGCGTTGATACATTACAAAGTTCGTGTGCTGCTTGAATTCAGGATTCCACTGAGACTTGCCGTAGTCGCGGTTCGACATGAACTCGTCTTGGGGCCCGATGGCGTGCAGTGACAGCACCGAACCGGTACTGAACCCACGGCCCTTTATCTCCATCATCTTCACATCAAAGGCTGGCGGCACGGGCATGTCTTCTCCGAGTTCTCTCATGTACTTGGTCCTCTTGCCACCCATCACGGCCGGATTGATCTCGACAGGTGGCCGCTCCTCCAAATTTGGGGTGGAAAATGTGCCCGGTTCGAAAACTGGGACGAACTTTGGCTCGACGGCCATTGCGCCACCACCTCTCACGTAGACTCTCCGCCCGGTGTCGGGTGGGGGCTTTCCGTCCAAAGGCTGTAGTACGGCGGTCGTCATCACCAAAACGTCCTGCCCCGTACTCGCCACGTTCGTGTTTTGATTGAATTCTGAAATTTTGCTCACACCTAAGGTGGGCAGGCCCACGATATACCACCCTACTGTCGTACCTTCGGGTGGCGGCGTAGTGAAGTAGAACGTAGGAATGCTACGATAGACCTCGTAATATCCATAGACAGGGCCGGATCGCTCTTGGCTCGGGTACTGCTCTTGACCCGGTGGATAAAGGTAAGCACCCATGACGTGTGTCGCGCCCTCGATGTACTGGTTCGTGTCGGACTGGATCGTGAATTTCCAGTTGTAAGGTTCGGTCGTCAAGGAAGTGGTGGCCACGGCGCCCGACTCGCCCACCGCCGGAGTGGACACGCGCAAGTTGCCTATGACGCCCGGGACGCCCACTATGCTCCACCCCGCACCTACTGTAAATCCTGGCCATGTGGTCGTGGCGTAGAACGTCAGCTCCGTCTGGCCCGTCACCTTGTAAAATCCCGTGATCGATATGGTCCGGGCCGGCTCCTCGACGATGGCCGCCTCCGCGGCTGGTGGCGGTGGAGTGAAGGCTGGAGGCAGCGCCTGAGCCGCCTTGGAGGCGACGGCGTCCAAAGGGGGCGAGTCACCAAAGATAGCCTTCAGAATCTTGTTTTGAATTTTCTTTTCAAATTCGATGATGTGAAATTTGTTCATGGCGTCCCAGATGGGATCCATAATGCGACTCGCCGGTTCGGCCATCACCTACTACAACTCGGCAAGATTATTAACCCACAGTTGGGTCACACTCGTCGCCTTGAGCGTCGCGCGCTCGCTTTGGCGTTTGGCTATCAGAGCCATGAGCTTGTCCACCTCTTCCTTGGTGTACTGATACGTCTTGATGTCGAGCAGCTTGGGCCATATGGCCTCGTCGTACTTCTCACGGCGGAGCTGGGTTTGGATCTGGGCCAAGGGTACGTTGAGCACGTTCATCCGTGGCGTCACAGCCACATCTCGGATGAACCTCGCCTTCTCAGAGAGCCAGCCAATTTCAGAATCAAATTGCTTGAGGAGCCACGCCTTGCGCTTCTTGTAGATGTCGAGCCGTATCCCAATGTAGTCGACCAGGATCTCCTCCGGACTCGCGTACTTCTTCACGGCTCCGTTGGGCCCGATCAGGTACATATTCGAGGTGTGAATAGTCTTGGTCAGACCTAGGTCCTTGATGGGGTCCTCGAGGGCGTCAGCGCCCCAGATGCGGAAGTCGGGCGTCGTCTCCGTAGAGTGGTTCTCGAACTTGAGGATCGTGCCCTTCTCGACCAGCTCGTCCAGATGCTCCTTGAAATCCTGGATCCACTTACCCGGAGGCAGTTCGGTGACGTGGAGCTGCGTGCCCTCCTTCACCACCACGCCTTCGAGGACCCATGTGTGATCCTTGGTCTTCGTGACCTTACCCTTGAACCCCTTGAAGTGCGGGACCATCGGGACCATCGCCACCTGCTTCAGAGCACATTCAATGTTATGCTTCAGGATCTCGATGTCGTACGGCGGCACGTAGCAGCTGAATCCGGTACCGATACCCTCTGCGCCGTTCACGAGGAGCATGGGCACAATAGGCACGTAGCACTCGGGCTCCACATGCTGACCGTCGTCCATGACGTGCTTGAGGACCGCATTGTCGGCCGGGTCGAAAATCTTGCGCGTCAGAGGAGACAGGCGCGTGAAGATGTAACGAGCGCTGGCCGCATCCTTGCCACCCGCAAGGCGCGTGCCGAACTGTCCTGAAGGCTCGAGAAGGTTCAGATTATTTGCACCGACGAAATTCTGAGCCAAGTTCACGATGGTGCCCTGAAGGCTCGCCTCGCCGTGGTGATAGGCGGTCTGCTCAGCCACGTAGCCTCCGAGCTGAGCCACCTTCATGTCGGTCGTCAGGTTCTTCTTGAGGCACGCGTAGATCACCTTGCGCTGACTCGGCTTGAGCCCGTCCGCCACGTGTGGGATCGAGCGCTTGATGTCCTCGGCGCTAAAGTTAGCCATGTCGAGGTGGATGAAGTCCGTGACCGTCAGTTTGTCCACCTTGCCGTACGCGACTCCGGTCGGCGGTGAGGCCATGTGCGCCGTCAACCACCCCTTGCGGTCATCTGCCTGAGCCTTGGAAAACGCCAAAGTCATGGACTCGTTCATTTTAGGATCGGAATTGAATGCGACTGTGAGCCGCTCGATCTGCTTGAAGTACTCCTTGGCCTCTGCGCTTGTCGAAGTGCCCAGACCCTTGTAGTACTTGACCGGGCCGGAGGGCTGCGCAGCCCTGAATTCATCCTCCGTGAAGAACCACACCTTACCCGCCTTGATGACCGGCGTGACCATACTGACGACGAAACCGAGACCGATCAACTGCGGCCAGTATACGTGGAACATATTGAGAACCAGACCCTTGATGTGGCTTCCGTCCAGGTCAGCGTCGGTCATGATCATTAGGCGGCCGTACCGCAATTCTCTCAGAGAATTGTAGACCTTACCATGTTGGAGCCCGAGGATCTTCTTCAGGTTGGAAAATTCCTCATTATCGGTCACCTGTTTTATCGACGCATCCCGAACATTGCGCGGCTTTCCCCGGAGTGGAAACACGCCGAAGGCATTGCGGCCTACAACGCTCAGACCAGCAATGGCCAGCGCTTTCGCCGAGTCACCCTCGGTGATAATAAGCGTACACTCGTGCGACCGATGAGTACCGGCCCAGTTGGCGTCGTCCAGCTTCGGAATGCCCGTGATCCGCGACTTTTTGGACCCATCCGTCTTTTTGAGCTCTTTGTCAACCTTTGCGAGGCCGAGAGCGAGAAGATCGTCCAGGACTCCCGTCGCCAGGACATCCTTGACGAATTTTGGTTTCAAATCAATGGCATCTGTAATTTTTGAAGTACACTCAGCCTTGGTCTGGCTTGAGAAGGTGGGGTTGACGACCACGGCCCGTACAAACACAAACAGGGACGCCTTGATTTGAGCAGGTTTGAGGGTCGCACACCGCTTGTCCTTTGATATCTCATCTACCAGTGCCTTGACCACCTTGTCCACGTGGCTACCGCCCTTGGTCGTACAGATGCCGTTGACCCACGAGCACTGCTGAAACGCGCCGCTCGTCGAGTGACCGACCACGATTTCAAAGGAGTCCGTGTGCATTTTGGCGATCGGCACTTCACCCAAATGCATCTGTGCGTACTCCTCGAGGTTCTTGACCGTGATCAATTCCTTGTTGAAATAGACCTGGGCCTTTGAACACCACATCGCAGCATCCCAGGTGCGCTTCTCGACAAGCTTCTCAAAGTCACCCGGACCACCGAAGCGCTTCCAGTCTGGGTAGAAAGTGATGGACACGTACGGAGAGATCTTGTCTGTCGATGTGACGATTGTTGGCGGCTCAACCTTGCTCATGTTGTCGGTCCAAGTTTGCATGTAGATCTTCTTACCGTCACTAATTTTGATATTAAATTTTGAACTGAAAACGTTAGCCAACTTTGCGCCGTACCCGTTGCGACCACCCGTCACGCGTTGCTCCTCGTCGTTGTAGTTGGAGCTGGTCAAAAGGTGCCCAAAGATGAGTTCAGGGATCCAGATGGGCTTTCCGTCCGTTCCCTTTTCAGTCTCGTGCTTTTTGATGGGGATAGATACGCCGTAGTTTCGAACGAAAACAAAGTCCTTGCCGGTAACAACCTCAATCTTCGAAACCTTCTTGGGGTGCAGAGAGTGCTGATCGATCGCGTTGACCAGAACCTCGTCGAAGATCTTGACTAGCCCAGGTGAAACAGAAAGAGTATCAAGTCTAAATACGCCGTCGTCGCCCCGGACCCAGT